ATTATCCTTATCTTGAGCCAGTGAAGCCGCGCTTAGTTTTATAAGCTTTGCGGTCATAAGTAGGAATGTTTGTTTCACGCAGTTTTATTGCGAGCTGCTTTCTGCGTTGAAAGTCGATTTCTTGTGTGAGTTCATTCCAAACTTTTGGATAGTCGGTTTGAAACTTATACACATTTAAAGGCGTCTTAAATCCGTCTTTAACTTTGTAAAGAACTGAGCCATTAGCATTAGATGCGTACACTTGCCAGCCAATACGAACAGAGTAGAGACCCTTATCATCACGGCCTAAAAATGACTTGTAGCCGTCAGGGTGTTTTTTGAAATTAGTCATCTTTAAGCCTCCACCAACTTGTTACGTTCGATGAAACCTTTTAGAAGACCATTGATGTTTCGGATGTCTTCAAATTCGGTGAAATCGTTATATGACTTACCATTAACATCAGTGATTTCATTTACTGTGAGTTGGGTAATATCAACAGCGGTGAATTCAGAACCCGGAACGCCGTAGCTGTCTGGATGAGCTTCAAAATCAAAGCTAACGTTTAAACGGAAGCTATCTAATTTAATTACAGCAACGCCAGAATGTTTACCTGTGATTTTCGCGGTTAACACACCGTAAGTACTTGGTTGAGTTTTAGGTGTAAAAAGAGTAGGTGCTTCTTTTGTTTGGAAAGCTGGCTGCAATTGGCAAGCAACTAAAGAACCACCAGAGATTGCAAGGGCAGCCATGCTGACAAATGCAAAGGAGTTGAAAGGGGTAGCTTTTACGTTCATAATTGATCTCGCAGTTTGCAAAAGCACATCGGACCTGGGGAGGGGCGGTGTGCTTTTTTGATGTCTACGAGATAAATATAAGAAAACTTAGTTTTATTGTCAATAAGAAATCTTATTTTAATTTAAGAAAGCTTACTTTTATGCTTTAATAGACAAAAGAAAACCCACACGGGGTGGGTTGGATGGGGGAAATATAAAAATAATTAAAACAAAAATCCAAGTTTTGAAAATAAATAAGACCAGTTACCACATTCAATATTTAGTTTTTCACAAATATTGGGAACTTTCATGTTGTGGCCTTGTGATTTAGCATCCCAGTTTAAAAAAGGATTTCTTTGCTCGCACGTTATAACACAAGCATCTGAACCATAATGATGAGCCAAACTAACAACATCAAGATCAGCGTAATTATCTTTTGTTACGTGGTGTGAATTTTTTGATGCATTATATTTTAATAACTCTTGTTTTAAACCAAGGATTGATGCTCCGTGTTCATTTGGCTTGATTTGATGAACGCAGAAACGATCAAGAAAGGCATGAAATATTGATTCATCATACTCATAGTCTGCAATCTTTTGTTCAATTTCATGCAAAACAGCTTCACACATATAAAACTTAACTTGGTTGGCTAGTCTGGAGCTTTCTAAAGAACTCCATATTTCCTTAAATATTTGTTCTGGATAATTTCTGTAACAAAAGTCTAATACAGCATTTGTATCTAAGCTAATTTTAATCATTATTAGAAGACCTTTTGCTGTAATTCTTTAAAGGCTGACGGTTTTGATGTCTTATGGAATCCAAGAATATTTTTGGCGGTATTGGATGATATGCGCTCTTGCCACATTGCACTCATAACTTTTTCAACAAAGTTGTAGCCAAAATACTTTAAGACCATATTTTCCTTCTTAGAACCGAACCCCCCACCATTTTCTTTGGGTTTGATGTAATCTAAATAATCAGCAAGCTGATCTTGATTTATTAATCCAAGTATTTTTAACTGAATGGCAATAGCTGCCTTGCTTGCTTTTGTTTGTTTTCGAATAAGAATAACATTCTCTTCGATGGTTAAATTTTCATTAAAGCAATCAGCCACAATATTTTTTGGGGCTAAAACATACCCTGTAACTTGATCACAATATTTTTCAAGACTATTGTCAGATTCTAGTAATCGCCCATCAAAGACACTACTACCTAATCCCAAATGGACAATTTCATGAACTAAAGTAAATAGCTTTCTAGATTGAGATTGTCCTGAGCTAAAAATGGCAATAATGGGTACCGCATCAAAATACAAACACATACCATCCGAGCCAAATTTATCACGCCCTCTATCTATAACTACTACATCCATGAGCTCTACAATGTCTCTCCAAGCATTAAAGTAATCATCTGAATTCTTGATTTTTTTGCTGTGTGTGTAAAAACCAAAATAGTCAATTATTGCTTGAGCATCTTCTTCTGCATTAGTTCCGCTAAGCTTCAAATCGAAAGCTTTAGGCTCTTCATTCAGAGAACTTAATATAGATATAAAGTTATCTCTAACTTGGCAAAATTCCTGCACTAAAGCATTTTCTTTATATCTATCTTCTGGGATATCTATATGATTTCTAAATTCTATTATTTCAGGCGTATTACGCTCATAGATAAAATTATCAGTTGTTAGATACACTGTTGGCACAAATAAAACTTTTGAAATAGTTTCTAATTGGCTCAGCTTAAATACTTCAACTTCATCCAAGGCCTTATTAATTTTGCTTTGAGATATCTTAGTTAAATTGGCGAGTGCACTCGCTGACACATTCATGTCAGTCATATAGCGCCTTAGCGCATTTGGTGAGTGTTTAACCAATTCAATAACCATCAGTCTTTAAAAGCCTCTTGTAGATACCTAGCATTATACTAGATTTATTTTAGCATTTGCTGAATTTAGCCCAATTAATTCCCAATCCAAAACCCCACAAAGCAGCGTAATGTCTGCCTTCACCTTATCCAATGACTGTGTCGGGTTCACAGTTTATTAATCTTTGGTTTTATTAATCTTTTGCCCAAGCTTTCCTTCTTTTACCAACTGCACTACTTGTTCATTAGTAAGCACAGAAATAAAGACTTTGTCGCCAATATCTTTAGAAAGAATCTTCACTTCTTCGGCTGTTAGCACCAAAGCTTCACCATGTTTCGCAGCATCATTGATGCGAGCAATAATCTGGTTGATTGGTAGTTTAGAGCTATCCATAAGTCTTCCTGTGATTAATGCGAATAAGGATGTTCTTGTCTGTGCTGACTTGGTGGTACGATGTCAGTAATAGCTGTAATGCTTTCTACCTCATCCATTTCAAAGAAAAATCGCTCACCACCATTCACAGAAAGCAAGCTTAAAACCCCGCCATTTATGCCAACAAATTCTTTAATTGTGCATCTTCCATCCTTCAAGCATACCTGAACAAACTCATTCGGCACGAGTTCCGCATCTGGATCACAAACCACATACCAGCCATTACGAATTGCTGGAAACATTGAGTCGCCAGTGCCTTTAATGCCATAGGCTCTTGGTCCTGCTGAGTGAGTTGGAACATACCCATCTCCAGCATTGCCTTCATAACCCATATCTGTGAAATAGCCATCCATGCCCATCTTGGAGTAAGCCTTAACAGGAACATATCTTTTTTGGGTGGGGAATGATTTAACAGGTGTTTCAAGAAATTTAACAGCATCTTCGCTATCGGGAATATTGTATTTTTTCTTAAAAGCTTCGATATCCAGAACTTTCAATTGTGTAACAGTGCTATCCAACTTAGGGCCGCTTTCATCTCCATTAGTTATATATGAAGTCGACACTCCGAAATAAGCGGCCATTTTGCTTAATGGGTCTGCTTTAGGAGCATAAGCATCTTTCTCCCAACCAGTGACATTGGGCGCACTAACTCCGGCGATTTTTGCCAACTCGCCTTGGGTTAATTTCTTTTCTCTTCGTAAGGCGCGAATACGCTGACCCATAGTTTCTAGATTCTTCATATAAGTTATCTTACATCTTGCAAAAATAAGTTATCTTTGTTTTAATACTAAGAAATCTTATTTTTGAGGTTGCACAAATGACCAAACAGGAAGCTTATGAGTTGCTTGGTGTCAATGGTGTTGGCTTAGCAAAGTTATTAGGAATTGAGCCACCTGCTGTTTACCAGTGGCCAAATGAAAAGATTCCTTTAGCTCGCGAATACCAAATCAGAGATTTGGCAAATGGCAAAGAACCAATCAAACGAACTACTTCAAATGCTTAGGACCTAACCATGAGCAAATTATCAGTTGATATATCTGCAAGCGCCAGAAATGGCGTATCCCGCATATTGCATGGTCTTGATATAAGCAATCAAAAAGAGATTGCTGAACAATTAAAAGTTGATCCAAGCACTATTACTCGGCTTAAAACGGATAAGAAAAACAATGGCTTGAATGAAATTGAAATGTTTTGCGAGCTATTGAGTTTACTTGGTTTAAAAGTCGTTCCTAAAGATTATCAGAGTATTGATAAGGAACGTGTTGCTGCACTTTTAGTCATGTCTAAAAGTTGGATGAACCGTATAGAAACGGTGGATGACTTATTTCATGACGAAATCAGTGGTCAAAAAGAAAAGCTTGGATATTAAAAAACCACTACCTGCTGTAACAGGAGTGGTTAGGCATTCAATTGAGGTGGATCAAATGAACACAAACAATTTATCAGAACAACCAATCGAACTCAACTCACCAGATTTTTTAATAGGTGACGTTGTAGTGCTTACTAAAGAGTGCCGTACTTTCAAATCAAATGATTTGTTTGAAGTTAAAAACAAAACTTTGACTAGTTTATGGACCATCAAATCAGAGAAACATTTGATTCTAGTTTCTTCAAAAGAAATCCGCACAGCAACAGTAGCAGAGCTCAACGCTAAACGCCGCCTAACAAAAGCTGAGCAAGCATTAGCGGAGGTGTCATGAGCAGCTTTACACAGCAAATCAAAGATTCTCTTCATCAAAGTGAAATCCAATCTTTTTATGAACCTGCATTGCGAGTGCTTGGTCACCTATTTGAGGTGAAAAAGCAAAATTTACGTAACAAAGGTTATGACGAAAATAATGCGGCGGTAACCAAAGTTGAATTTTCAGAGGCTATGGCTCGTCAATTTCGCATAACGCAGTGGTTAGCACAACAGATTGTAACCAGCTTAACCAAAGCGTGTTTGGTTGATTCGTTTGGTGGCTATGTTAAGCCAAAGGATGGTGAAAAGTGAGATATGCAGCAAGAAGAAAACAGGATATTTCCGTTTCCACCACACCGCTAGAGGTGGTAATTCCACTGGAACAACCAGTAAAGATCTATTCGGCTAAAGAATTAGCAGCCATGCCG